AGTAATAGGAAAATATTGTCCTTGGGAATATCAAGGATTAAGCTTTACTAACCCTGTAGGTGCTTGTACTTGGCCAACCGGAGGAGATGTTACGGTTAAACTCAATGAGTCAGGCACTTTAAATACTAAAACTTATAGATTATATTTTACTGAGAATGATGAACCTATTTTGTGGTGGGGTCTTGTTCATGATACTGATGGATCCGTAAAAAGTGGATACACCTATGCAGATAGTACACAGTACCCCAAAGGACGTGTACTAGCACTTAGTGACGGCTCTGGTGGGTTTACATATTGGCGAGCCAATATACTAATTAGTAGTAGTAATACTACTGATCCATCACCAACAAATACTAATTGGCAACAATGTCGACTTTGGAGGCCTTGGCATTCTTCATCTTCTTTTGCTGTGCATGCCACACATTCAGAGAGAAATGATTATGTAGCTCACCCTTGCTCTTCTGTTAGTTCTAGTACTGATACTAGTTTTACATTAGACAGTACTGCCACTATATATAGAGCAGTAGTGGCTAGTACAGGTAAAACTCCAGGACCTTTCTCAGACCACTGGACTAGAGGAGATTTTTGTGGAAAAATACTAAGTTCGTGTAAGAAACGATTTCAAGCTACAATTGGTTCAGGAACTAACATAACAACAGTACCTTTAAGTGAGACAGATAGTGCCGCGGGAGCACTACCTTTTGGAGGGTTCCCAGGAAGTAGAAAGCATAGATAATGGATATAGTTGCAATAAAAGAACATTTTGACAAAGAGTTTCCAAGAGAAGGTTGTGGTGTATTAGCGGTAGTTAAAGGTAAGAAAAAGTGGTTTCCTGTTACAAATATTGCAGAAAACCCCGATGATTTTATAATGGATTCAGAAGAATATATAAAATTATCACTCACTACAGATATTATAGGAATTGTACATAATCATATAGGAAATAGTTCCGAGCCTGGACAAACTGATAAAGATTATTGTAATGCGATGAGTATACCGTATTATATATTTAGCTATCCAGATATGGATTTAACAATAGTACAACCAGAAACAACCTCGGTAGATTTATATGGAAGAGAGTATAAATTTGGGGTTCGTGATTGTTTTGAAGCAGTACGTGATTATTTATTTAAACAAGGCTTAGAGATACCACATCGTGCTTTATTTGAGGATAATTGGTATAATAAAGGTTTAGATTATTTTACTACAGAGATGGTTAAAAAATGGAAGGGAAAGCCAGTGAGCTTAGACGAGTTAAAAGAAAATGATGTACTTATTTTTAAAGTACAAGAAGAAGTAAACAATCATTGTGGGGTGTATATTGGGAATGATATTTTCTACCATCATGCAGTTAATAGACTATCATGTAGAGAAAATTTGTACCCATTTTGGTACCCATATTTAGTAGGAGCTTATAGATATGTTGCGTAAACTATATTTAAACGGAGAAATGGGACAGAAATTTGGTACAGTTGCAGAAGTAAAAGCTGAAACCGTACGAGAAGTTATGCAGTATTTAAAAGCAAACTACGATGGGGTTCATAAATATTTACTAGATTCTACTGAAAAAGATATAGGATTTACTATTAAAATGGGAGATGAGTATATTGATCATAATGCAGAATTACTTTTACCTTTAGACAAAGGAGATATAATTATTACTCCCACTCCTGTCGGGTCTAAAGGAGCAGTAAAAGTTATAGTAGGCGTAGTATTAATAGTAGCTGGATTAATGTCATCGCAGGGGGAAATATCAAAATTAGGCTGGGCAATGATATCTATGGGAACAAGTTTAGTTATGCAAGGTATTCAAGAAATGATGGTACCAGACCCTGCAACTGATACTGGTTGGCAAGAACAAGAAGGTTATATATTTCAAGGAGCAGAACAGACTGTGCCAGAAGGATACCCCGTCCCAGTACTTTATGGAGAGTTACGAGTTCCTGGACAGCCTATTTCTTTTAATTTACAAAATACTGGATCCATGGCTAAGAATAAACAACATTCTGCTGGTGGGATAGTGGTAGTAGGCGATGAGTTAGGAAATTTTTATAGAAATCCCAGTACTTATGGGAGTATTCAATAATGGTTGCTAATATAAACAATCTACTAGGATATAGCTATCAGAGTAGACCACAGACTACTGAAGAGCTTGCAATAAGCGGTACTAATGTTCAAGAAGTTTCTATTACTGATTTAATCTCGGAAGGTCCGATAGAAGGTTTAGTAAATGGCGAAGCTTCTATTTATCTTGCGGGAGATCAGTTATCTGACTCTAATACTGCAGCCATGAATACCATAACTGCAGATGACTCAACTACAATTACTATACCTGCTGCTTCTGCTGTAAATCAACCAGTTACTGCAACTCTTAAAGATTCTTCGGGTAGTACTATTTATTTAGAGGATCAACTTATAACTGCTGATGACGCAACAAAATTCAGATGGTTACACGTTTTCAGAGCAAAATCTCATAAAGTTAGAGTAGTAGAATTTTATCCTGCGCACAATCAAGGTTCCACTTTTCATCAAGGACATGCTCATGTGGTAGCCTGGGACGGAAGTGCTCAGGGTTTTTTTACAGATTCTATGGCAGAAAAAACTGACTTCACTAAGTGGGGACCAACTCTTTACAACTTAAAGCCTATTGTTAGATTAGTAACTTCCGCAGGAGAAACAATATATGGAACTGTTGATAAGTTATTTAATGATACTGCTTGTACTCAAGAGAATACAGGCACTGATGTCACTGTTCAGGGCGCATCAATTAGATTCTGGCAAGTTTATAGAAATTCTCGTATAGAAAAGGATATATGGGTAGATACTACAAATGAAGTAACTATTGATTGTTTTATTGATCTTGTTGCAGTTGCAGACGTTAAATTAGATAGTGGAAATAAAGTTATTTATATACCAAAGTGGACTGATAAGTTTGGCGCTATAGCTAATAAAAGACTAGAGCTAGGTCAAGAAAATATTACTAAAGATATTGAAGAAGCTACTGTAAGCGGCACTACTGTAGAGAATCAAAAGAAGTATCCTGGCTCTAGTTTTGAGTTTAGAGTGGGAAGTATTGAACAAAGACCAATAACCCAATTAGGAGGGGTTGGAGTTTCTTCGTTTCCTTTTACACTAACTCAAGCCCAAGCAGAAGTTTTTAATAGCACTAATAGTATGCCTGCACAAGGAGCTTTTGGATCCGGTGGCTATCCTAGCACTTCCCAATTAGCAACATTAGTTAGTAATGGAGCAATACAAAAAAATATTGTTCTTAGTGAATCTTTTTCTGGAGCACAAATTAATGAAATTGATGAAATAAAAATTCATTTTGAGTTTCCAGGAGGTCATTATGCTGCTCTGGAAGATGGTACAGAAACTTTTTCTGGGGCTGCATTCAATATTAAGTTATTTGGCTCTGAAACAGGAGGAGCAGATCCATCTGATTGGACAGATATAACAGTTGGTGAGTTCAATTATTATATAGTAGGCTGGGGAACGAAAAAAACCGCAGTTAGTTATATTACAACTTTAGATGTTTCTACTCATTTAAGAGTGACTGATTTAAAGTTACAAATTACACGCATAACTCCTAATGGACAGTCAAGAGGAGGCGTTCCCACAAAACTTGTTCTAAATAAATACATAGCAGACCAAAGCTCAGAGGGGGTCAGCACAGTAATAGATGATGTTAAAATTAATCAAATTATTGCTACTGTTAAAGAGAAACTCTCTTTTCCTTACTCAGCACTAGCATCTGTTAACTTTAGTTCTAAAAGTTTTCCGCAGCCTCCAAAAAGATCATATCATGTTCGAGGGTTAAAACTAGCAATCCCAGGAAACTATACTCCTCGTCATTTATCAGACACCGGAAAAGCAAAATATACAGGAATATGGAATGGAGAGTTTAGTAATGAAGGAACCTCTAATGCAAGTGGATTAGAAATAGGAAAATATTATACAGATAATCCAGCGTGGGTTTTATATGATATATTACTAAATGACCGTTATGGATTAGGAAAATGGCTAACAGCTCAGGACATAAATCCCTTCCAACTTTATAGAGTTGCAAAATATTGTGACGAAGAAGTACCAACTATTAGTGGAGAGCTAGAGCCTAGATTTACTGCAAATTTATATCTTACTAAATCTATGGAGGCTTATAAAGTTATAAAAGACATGGCTACTATTTTTAGGGGCATGATCTATTGGTTAGATGGGCAACTAACTACTGTTCCGGATATGCCTTCTACTCCTATTTATAATTTTTCACAGGATAATATAATAGAAAATAGTATATCTACAGAATCTACTGGAAGTAAAACTAGAGCAAATCAATATACTGTTATATGGAATAATCCTTTAAGTGGGTACAAAGTAGAACCTATTGTTATTGAAGATAAACAAAATATTTTAAAAACAGGAAAAATAATAAATAAAAAATCTGTTGCATTCGGTTGTACTTCAGAAGGACAAGCAATACGAATGGGTAGGTGGAAAGCATGGACAGCTATAAATCAAACAGAAATTGTTAAATTTAAAACATCAATCAATGCATATTTTTTAGCTCCAGGAGATATTGTAAATGTACAAGATGTTAGTGCTACTGGGATTGCTTTTAGTGGAAGAATAACTGCTTCTACAAATTCTGCGATTTCTTTGGATAAAGATGTTGCAACTATCTCAGACGAAGCACAGATAGATGGAGGTAGAACACGACAGTTTGAGTTTGGAACAACAGGTAATGGCTACGCTTATAAATTAGGTTTATTAGTTCTTGTA